TTGAACAAATTTTATTATATTACAATGGACAATCAATAGTTGGAAAGAAATGGAATATTGCTGAGCCTCCTACCCAAATAAACGAGTCAGATTCTTGGAGAGAAAATATGAAACTTATAGCACGATTCAAGTTAATCAAAAATATTCCAGCTTCTTTCCATATGTTTGGAGTTACACCGGAAGAATATTACAAGGAAGAGATAAAGCTTTATAAAGATCAAGGAATTGCATTTTTCGAATGGAAGTAATTCTTAATTAGGACTATCCATCTGATTGTGTAAATAGAAAACTACGGGATTTTTCTCGTAGTTTTTTTTATTTACACAATCTCATGAATAGTCCCCTTCCTTTTTTATAGCATCCACAAAATCCACATTTCCTCTTTTTTATAGCATCGGAAAAGTCGGAATTTTCCCTTTTTTTATAGTGTCCGCAAAATCCGCATTTCTTTCCTTTTTTATGGGGTCGGCAAAATCGGCATTTCCGGTTATGGCAACTTGCAAGAATCTTGCTGCTCTTCATCGTATATCGTATTACATAGCTGGTATTTGATAGTAACCTTCTTTAGCCACTCATCGGGGGAATGTGCCGCTTTTTCTTCTTCAACATACCTCCATGCTCTCGTAATACGGTCCCATCGGAACAAAGCTTTTTTAAAGTTCTGATAGTGGTTAATTCGGTAGATTTTACCATTAAGAGAAGCATGGAATACTTTCTTGACTTTATCCAAGCCATCGGCTTTACTCTCCCAGTCATTATGAATCCCTATTACGGGATCAATAAAAGCCAGCTCTTTGAGGGGGGCTTGCTCTTTTCTTCCATTCCTCAATCCTTTCACGAATTTCTTTAAACCTTCAAAATGCTTGGTTATATCTACTCCATTGACATACCCGTTCCCATATCTATCCTTAGCGTACTTTATTCCGTTTTGCAGTAAGAACGAATATATCACAAAAGCATGGACATTAAGCACTATTCCGATCTCACGTATATTTACCCATCCCTCCGTATTTGATTCTTTCTCCATATATGAGCCTCCTTTTTCTTTATCCACGTTTACCAGATATTAAGCTCAATCTTTGCATATACTTCTGTATCTTCTCTTTAGCGTGCATGCTGTCTCTAATACACCAAGCGGTTTCTCCAAATTGTGATGAACTGGGATAGGATTCATAAATTTCCCCCTTTTCGTCTTTATCCCAATTAGATCGGAATACTTCGAAATACACAATCCCTTCCGGTGTCGTTCTTCGATAGCAATATATTCGGTTGCTTTTGTTTTGAGATACTAATTCGAAGGTGTCACCATACTTTTTAAATCTCTCCTTCAATGGTGGACGCTTTATGCTCTTTAATCTTTCCATATTCATATAATGTTTTTGTATTAGCCGCTTTCTCCGCAAAGGTGAATATCTTATCGCCTAGCAAAAGAAAGCGGCTTAAATCGCAAAAGGTTAGTTAAACATGTTTTTTTGCTCGTTAATTTCTTCGATGCCAAATTCCACTCTCGGTTTCTGTTTATCTATCCGCTTTTCGGCATGGATTTCAAAACAAAGACTATCGTTTGTAATTGCCTCAACCATTTGCAGGCAATCGAGGATCGTTTTTAAAGCGTTGTCCAGATCGAAGCGTGAACTACCTTGCCATACACGAATAAAGAGCTTGAACCGTCCGGATATGCGTTTGTTCCGGTACTTCTTGCATTGTAAACAGAATGATCTCTCGTACTCTCTGATCCTGTCGTTTTTGATGATCCGTTTCTGCCCGTCTTTACCCGGTACGGCTTGATAGTTATTCGCTTTAGCAATAACCTGCCCGTATATTGTTTCTATTTCCATAGTGCGCTATTAGGGCTAGTATCCTGCGGAATCAATCACGATTGCACGATTTTGTTGTACATCGGTAATATCCTGAACCGAAACTATCGGATTCGGAGCATTGGCAAATCCTTCTACCACAATAAGCGCAAGCTCCGCTAGGGATTCACGTGATAACTTAACTTCGGAACTCTGTTTAGCTACTCTTCCGGTGTTTTTTTCGACATTGCGAGTAATAGATAACTGTCCACCGTCAGCGAATTTGTATAAGCTGGAATTACCAAAAGACCGTCCTCCGTATTGCTGATTAAGAGCAGACAACGCATTTATAGCATGAGATGCACGTTTGTTGAGGATGTACATATTCTCGCCTCCTTCCGCCTCGAACTGCTGTCCGTTTGATCCGGTGAACGTTACACCGCCCTGTGAATGCGGAGCACCAAACACGGTACCACCTTTGGCAAACTTCTTAACGCTGGTGTTAGTTTTGGGAACTTCTTCTTTTACCTTCATAATTGAGGCTACTTGTTTCAATCCGGCAGCGATCACGATGGCTGCTTGCGCTACTCCCCAAATACCACCCTGCGCAATAGCCTTAGATGCACCTAAGTATGTGTTAATCGTAGCCTGTGCCAGAGCGAACGCTTTCCCGGCTGCGGATTCCTGCCCCAACAGGTTAGAGATTTGCCCGGCAACTTCAGCTGTCATTTGCAGTTTAGCGTTGACCTCCTTCTTTCTAAGTTCTTCACGGAGTTTAGCGTACTTTTCCTCAATGGCAGTAACGTCCGCACCGGATTTCTCGGCTGCTTCTATTTCCAGTTTCCGGGCTGTTTCTAGGTTCATAGCCAGTTTTTCAAAGTTGCTGGTTATGTTGGCTTGCTCGATTATACGTTCCTGCTCTACGCTTAATGCTTTCTGTTCCTTCTTCTTCTCGGCTTCCTCTTTTTCCAGTTCCGCTACCTTTTCCCGGAATGCGATCTGCTGTTCCAGCTTAATATTGTCGAACTCCTTTTGAGTAATAAGCCCCTGTTGCAGCCTGTAACGTTCCTTCTCCAAGATAGCTTGGTTTAGCCTGTCTTGGTCCTCTAGGGCTTTCCGTTTATCTACTATTCCGATGTTAGACTCACGAATACGTAACTGTAATTCAGTGATACTGTCCTCATATGACTTTAATATTTCTTGTTGTACCCTTTTCTCGGTTTCTGCTGCTTTCCGGGCTTCTTCTTCCTTGTCCTTCCTTTTCTGTTCTTCGGCTGCTTTAACTGCTGCTACCCCTTGTGCTATAATGGTCTTTTCAAGCCCTGACTGTTGGCTAATGATCTCTTTGCTCATAGACGAATATTTAGCGTTTGTTTCATTTATCGCTGCTTGCGCCTCTATAATTTTACGACGCTGTTCGTCCGCTGTGTATGTCAGCTCTCCGTTTGCTTCTATTTGTAGCTTCTTCGCCTCTAGTATTTCAATCTCCATTTGTTTCATCTTCTCCATGATGGAGAGGCTCTTCTTGGCGGCTGCATTACGTTCCGCAAAACTTTTGGTCTGGTCTGATATAATGGCTTTAGTTTCTTCCAATTCCCGTTTCATTTCAGAAAAAGGTAGAATCATATCAGTTTCTTTGTTGTATAGATCACGCTCCGCTTGTGCCAGTTCCCGGGCTGCTTCTGCGGCTGCCTTTGTCTCCGGTGAAATAAGACGTAGCTTCTCTAATAGCTCGACAACCTTTTTGCTGACAATCTCGATAGCTTTGACTACGCCAGTAAATAGGTTAGTTATATGGTCAGCCAATCGCCCGAATATTACCTGGAATGGAGCGAATGAAGCTTTCATTGAGGTTGCCAGTTCCGAATTACGGTTTATAAACTTCTCAATGGCTGCGATAATGGCAATGACAACTGAAAGAATAAACACTATCGGATTAGCTTTCAAGACAGCATTAAACGCTTTCACTCCCGTTATTCCTCCGGTCATGGTCTTTACCAGTCCGCCCGTAGCACCGGAAAGCCCACCAGTTTGTGATACGGTTTTTTCGAGATCACCGGCATAGTTACCAACATTTCTCCGGTTGTCTCCTATCGCTTTCTCCATATCCTTTAGTTTGTCCGATAGTTCTTTGGTCTGAGTTACCAGCTCTTTTCCCTCTTTGGTCGTTTCACGTGTTGAGGCTTCCATTTCATCAAGAGCTTTCGTATTTAAAGCAAGCTGCGCACGCATCCCCTTCACACTGTCTGCACCGGATTGCATAATGGTTGTATGCGCTTTAATGGCGGCACTGTTGTTGGTTATTTCGCTTTTGTTATCGTTTAGCTCTTTTGTTAGTCCTACAATTGTAGAAGTAGACTTCTCTACCGCTTTATTGTAAGCTGTCTGGTCGGCAGCATTCCCATTATAACTCTTACGCAATTCAGCAAGAGCGGCTTTCTCTGCATTGATCTGCTTAGTTAGCTGCGTTTTCTTTTCTGCCAGTTCTAACGACTTTTTAATAAGTGCATCCAGCCCGTCTGTTGCATCCCCGGTGTTGAATGATAAATCTAGTAATGTTACTTGTTCAGACATAGTTATTTGGTTTTAGATTTTTGCTTCTCTACTTCATCGTGTCTCTTGCTTATTGCCAGAATAGCATCTGTGTAGTTTATCTTCTTCGCATCTTCGAACGAGCAGTTAAACAGTTCGGATGTGATCTGAACCATTCCGAGGACGCTTTTAGCCTCTGCAATTGGATTCGATTCACCGGAACTACCTCCACCCGGTAACAGTACACGTTCCAGTTCGTCAGCCTGCCCGATCTGCTCCGCAATGTACTTCGATAGCTTTAGCATGTCAGCGACCGTATCCGGAGAGTAGTTGCCACACCAGCCCGTTACACGTTCCTTTGCCGTTTCAGCTCTGCGTGCTTCGATCATCTGCCAGAGAGTCACTTCTTCCAGTGGTGGTGCTGCATATCGAATTTTCCCGTTCCGTGTGACAAAGCGGGAAGGCTGGATTAATTTTGCCATAGTCTCCAACAGAACCGATTCATCCTGCGTTAAATCTATCTGCGCATCGGGACGAAGGTTTGCCAGAGAACACAATACTTGTTGGTTGTGGTAGTTCACTATTTTGCGCCATGTGCGTCTAACTATCCATCGAAGCGGATAAATCAGCCATGACAGGAAACATTTGATCTGCGCCCAAACGTATGCACGATAATTCTTAAATTCTTTAGTTTTCATTGTAAATCAGTTTATAAATTAAACATTGTGTGCGATTTGATTATTAAATTCAGTTATTATCTTATCAAAATGGAGTGTTTTCTAAACGTTCTCTTGTATCGTAATCGAATATCTTCGTTAAGGAACCATTGTGCTTGAATTTAACAGTTCCAACGGAACCGTTTCGATGTTTGGCAATTATCAACTCACCGTAATTACTAATTTCCTGCCCGGATGAATCTTTGGCACTAATCCCGTAATACTCCGGACGGTGGACGAACATAACCATATCTGCGTCCTGCTCAATGGCTCCCGACTCCCGAAGGTCGGCAAGGATAGGCTTTTTATCTGGTCTTTTGTCTACATCCCGATTGAGTTGCGACAGCAGGATAACAGGCACATTCAATTCTTTTGCGATAATCTTGGCTTCACGGGACATACGGGATATTTCCTGTTCCCTGTTCCGGTTACCGTTCGAACTTTCGGTTACCAACTGGAGGTAGTCTATTATCACTAATCCGCATTTGCCTTGTCGGTAATGCAAACGGCATATCGAACGAATATAACTCATACTGATAGCTGCATTATCATTTATCGTGATCGGCAGATTATACAAAATACTTCCGGTGCTGTGGTCTATTGCTTGGAGTTCCTCATTATTTATGTTCCCCGATTTTAATTTGCTTGGGTGCACATTGGATTCTGAGGCAATAAAACGCTCAAACAAACTGATAGAATCCATTTCCAAAGAGAAAATAACTACTGGAATCCCTTGTTTGGCTGCTGATTTGGCAAAATGCAGGGATACAGCCGTTTTCCCCATAGCCGGACGAGCTGCTAATACGATCAACTCTCCACCATGCCAGCCGGATGTCATACTGTTTAGGTCTTGCAATCCGGTTGTTATGCCTGTTTGTTGTCCACTAGCATACAGTCCCATTTTATGCTCAATGTTTTTTAATGCCGCCTTAGCTATGTCTTTAAAAGATTGGGCATCGTTTTTACCGATCAAATCCTGTTGCATTTGTTCCAGTGATTTTCCGGCATTGAAAAGAACGTCACCGATATCTTCCGTATCATCGTACGCTTGCTGTAGGAGTACATGAGACAATTCAATGGCTTTCCGTTGTAGATACTTCTGTTTAATCATGAGAGCATGTTCTACAACATGGAATGAGTCGTAGCCGTGATTCGAAGTTTCAGCGATGAAGTGGGGCGGAACTTCTTCTATCTTTCCCATCGAACGTATCTCATTCATTACTGACACTATATCACATGGCTTATTGTTCGCAAAAAGAGACTGTATGGCTTCATACAATATTGCATGCCGGATATCATAAAACATGTCTTTGCTTAGATCGGAGGATATAGCATCAAATACTTTATCGCCTCCAAAGCTAAGGAGAGAACCGTTAACAGCCTGTTCCGCTTCGGGTGAACTAGGTACTACTTTAATCTGGGATAATATATTCTTGTCTGCTTTCATCTTTTACCTCCTTTCTTCCATAGTTCTGCCACCAATACGTGAATCTTCTTTTTGCATCTGATAAGTTGGATATACTTCGTTCTTCTCCGATTGAAACGATATAGGCTATGAATTTATCTATCTGATCAGGAAGCATACTCATGAATGATACTCCGAACGTAGATTTTATACAAACAGATTCTTTCCATGTTTGGTCGGATAATAGTTGTTCTTTGATAGATTGAGAATTGAAACATTTATTTGCTTCCTCTCTCACACTCTCTTCTTTAGAGAGAGTATTATTTACTTTACTCTTATTTACTTTACTGGTTGAACTCTCGTTGAACGCTTGTTGAAGGTCCGTTGAACTCTCGTTGAACGCTTGTTGAACATTCGTTGAACGTTCGTTGCTTTTTCGTTTAAGTGATGAAGCTTTTCCGGCTTTACTAGCAATTAGCCTTTTCTCTTCTAACGGCTTCATTCGTTCAATAAGAGAATCAGAAAAAAAGAACTCTTCATTTTCAACACTAAATAAATTGTAGCTACA